CTACCCAGTAGCCATCGCCCGAGGCGGTCGACACGAACACCACCGGATCGGGCCACTCGGACAAGTGCTCGGTATTGAGGTGGATGGAGTCCTCGACGGCTCCGGTAAGACGGTGCGGCGCGATATTGGCGCGGGCCCGGTCGGCCACCACTTCGGCCCCGGCTTCCATGCCGCGCTCGATGAGCCGCTGGAGCTCAGTGATGCCCTGTGGTCGGATTCGCCAACTAAACCCTGCCATCAGCGTGGGGTGAACTTGCGTCTTGCAGCAGCCCGTCTCCCTTGGAGCTGGGCGCTTGTGCCACTGGACACCCGTAGGTCATGGATGTGCGACGTGTCGAGCTTGACGTTGGGCCGGAAGTTGCCCGGCTGCGGTGCGCGGATGCGGAAGGAAGGGCCGGGAGTCCCAGGGTTACGACGCCGGACAGCCGCACTCCTTCGTTGGGCTCGACTGACCTGTCGCGGGTGGCGTCCGGGAAGCGGCATCTAGGTGATCCTCCGAAGGTCGAGCTCCATGTGGTGCGATGCCGAACGACCGTCCAGGGTCGCCACGCCCACGATGTCGTAGGTGTTCGACCCGTCGACGAGCTTGTCGTCAGTCGTGATCGTGAAGCTCGGGAGCGCGATGATTGCGAGGTACTGGCTGATGACCGGGTTCAGATCCGGCCCGTCGAGCTCGTCCGGCCGAACCTTGGGCTGAATCCGGCCGCGTACCGTTCCCTTCGATGCCTCGGTGAAGATCGGCTGGCCGCCGCCGTCCACGCTGGTCTGGGTCAGGCCGGTCACGGTGATCGTTCGATTCAGCCGGGACAGGAACAGGCTCATGGGATTCCTCGGTGTAGCCGCGGCGCTTGAAGCGGTCGATCAGTGAGGGGAGATCGGTGTCGATGGACCCCTTGGAGGGGTGGACGAGTCTCACGATCCGGTACTCGTGATGAGCGTCCGGTCGCGGCGCGTGGCGTAGTAGCGGAACGGCTCGCGCAAGGGTCCGAGTCCCGACGACGGCAGGATGCGGCGCAGAAAGCCGCGCACAACAGGGTCGGCGCTTTGCTTGGTGCCGCCCGATCCGGCCGGGAAGTAGGTCTCGGAGTAAGAGCCGATGCGGATGGACTGGATGCCAGTCGGCGTCTGGCGGTAGGTCAGCCAGTCGAAGATGACCGAGCGAACCTGCTCCTCGTCGTTGGGGGTGTAGGTGACGGTCATGTCCTCGAACCACGAGGTCTCCGATTCCGGGTTGCGCTCGACCAGGTAGTGGTCCAGCAGCCGGTAGTCGGTCGTGGCGGTCAGGGTGGTGGTGTCATGGACGACGACGGCCGAATCGGTGTAGCGCGACAGGTACAGGCCGTCCACGCGGTCCTTGCAGCGGCGGTCGGAGACGTAGAAGGTCTCGGTTCGTTCACCGATCAACGGGCCGATGAGGCGGGTCAGCTCCTCCTCGACCTCATCGATCAGGTCTTGGTCGACGGCATCCCCGACGCGGGACTGGGCATCTGCGAGACTGACGAGGCTCACGGGCGTCTCCTATGCGCCCCGACGCTCTCCGGGGGCTGCGGTGGCTTGCTCAATCTCGTAGTCGAGCTTGAGGGGAGCGAACTTGTCGGGGCGGGCCCTGAGTAGCGGATGTCCGGCGCGGACGCGCGTCTGACCCTGCGAGTAGCGGTAGAGGGTGCCGTCGATCTTGACGACGCCGGATGAGATAGCGACGTAGACGGTTGGCTCGGCAGGAGCCTTGGTGCGAGGCATGAGTTCCTCCATTTCCTCCATGAGTCAGGGGCCGGGGTGAGGTGGAGGAAGACCCCACCCCGGCTCAGTCCGCGGGTGGTTAGCTGGTAACCACTCCGACCTTCAGGATGCGAAGGGCGTTGTCCACCAGAACCATCGAGTTGTTCCGGTAGTGCATGAGGAGGGCACGCTGCCCGGTCCACTTGCCGTCGCCGTTGCGGACATGAGGGTCGATCTCAACGGTGAGACCCACCTTGTCCACGATGATGAAGCCGGCCGAGAAGTCCCCGAACAGGAGGATGTCGTTCCCCGTGGTCGTGTAGTCGGACTCCATGGCCGAGCTGTACCGGGCCGGGTAGCCGAGAAGCTGCGCCGGACGGCCCTGGCCCATCGTCTGCCACACGGCACCCGCGCCCGCGTTGGCAACGTTGCCGAACTGGGCGATGGCGCTGTAGACAGCACGGTGGCCGAGGAACTGGGCGCGCGGCTCGAAGCGATCGGGCAGCGCGTTGATGAGGCGGTGAACGTCCTCGATGTCGAATCCGTCACCCGTGGTCCCGACATCGCTGGTCGATGCCAGGCCGGCCACAACGCCCTCGGGGTTGCCGGTGGTGCCGTTGCCGTTACCGTTGATGAACTGCTCCGCTTCCTCGGCGTCCTTGGCGTCCTGGAACAGGCGCGCCATCTCAGCCTGAAGCCGCGGCCAGTCCTCATCGGCCTCGATGGAGAACTGGATCTCCGCCTTGACCGCCTGGACCGTCACGGACGGCTGGGCGAGCACCGGAGTGGTCGGATCGACCGCCGTCTCCTCCGCGACACGCGACACGCTGATACCTGCCGTGGTGACACCCTTCCAGGTGTTCCCCGTGGTCAGCGTCTCGACGCGGGCCATCGACCGCAGCGGGTTGATCTGACCATCCGAGGTCAGGATCAGGGTCGGGTCGAGGGTGTAGGGCACCGCGTACCCACCATCGGCGAGCTGTGAGCTGCCGACCGTGGCGATGGCGCGGGCCTCCTCGGCCGAGACGGGCTTGCCGGAAAGCAGCTTGCCGAAGGCGCGGGCGTAGACGGGGCTACCCGTCGCCAGCAGATGCCGTGCGAGCACGCCATCCTTGTCCTTCGCCAGCAGGCGCTCGATGTGCGCCTTGCTCTCGTTGTCGTTCGCCCGCTCGTGAGCGAACACCGCCCCTTCAAGGGACTTCATGGCACCGTCGCGGAACGCCTGAACCATCTCGTCGTCGGAACGCGAGAGGTTTCGGTACTCCTCGATGGCGTAGATGTTCTGGGGGACGCGCGACGCCGATGCCGACGTGCGAGTCGTGACAATCGGCTTCTCGACGTTCTGGGGCTTGTCGGCGAGGCTGCGGAGCAGGGCGCTGCGCTCCTCGTACTCGGTGATGCGGGCTTCGATGTCGGTCCGCTCCTCAACGAGGGCGTCCCACTCGGTCTTCACATCGTCGGGCAGCTTGTTGACGCCGTGCTCGGCATGAATCTCCTGGAACCGCGCCTGGATTTCGTCCTGACGGGATCGGAGCTCTTCGAGGTTCATCTTGGGAATCTCCCGGACACTAAGAGACCCGCCGGCTGGCGGGTCTTGGATGGTTGCCGGCACTTCGGCCGGTGGATCAGCGGGTGGAGCCGGTGGCTCCTCTGCGCGGGTCCCCTCGTCGGAGTGACTTGCGTCGGGTCCGTCGTCCGGGAGTGCGTCTTCGATGGCGCTCGCAAGCGCCGGATCATTTCGCGCCAGCTCGGGACGGGCAGCGAGAAGCTGCCGCACCTTGTCGGGGTCCTCAAGCAGGCTGCGGAGGATTTCGGGGGTCATATAGGCGTCGGTCAGCGACCGGACACCAGCAGTGGCGAAAGAGTCAGCCGGAAAGGTGACCGGGCCGTACTCGAACACCTCCGCCTCCTGGATGGTGCGCTCTGGAATGCCCTCGGGGTTGTGAGCCGACTTCTTGGGGTTGAGGTTCACTTCCTCCTTGAGCACGCGGAAGCGGTAGGACGCGCCGTAGCGACCCTCCTTCAGTCCGCTCACGACAAGCGGAGGTAGCCCGTCGAGCAGTCGCGCCTCGTAGTACGGGCCAAAGTCGTCGTCGCGGTACAACTCGTGTGCCGCGATCACCTTGTCGCCGATCTCGGGGTCTTGGCCGTGCTGGAACAGGACCGGCATCTTGTCGCCCTTGTTCTTGAACGACCGGGTGTACGCGCCTTTCTCGACCCTCTCGAGGAAACGGCCCTCCCAGATCGAATCGATCTCATTCCACTCGCCGAAACGCGCGAAGTGTCCCGTCAGCCGGGGTCGGCTGTCCGCCGTCTCGGTGTCGCGGAACTCCACTCCAGGGATGTAGGCGCGGTAGAGGTTGTCGCGGGGCGGTCGCTTGGGCGTGGTCACTTATCTATCTCCGAAGTGGTGAGCCTGGGCTGCTGGCGGGCCATGAGGCGCATCAGCGCCCGACCCAGTTCATCGGTAGGTTCTGAGCCCGTAGTGCCGGGCGGGAGAAGCTGGACGCTCGTGAGACCGGAGTGGTCGAGCAGGGCAAGATCCTCGGCCTCCACCGCAGCGACGACGGACTCTGGCTTGTAGCCGCCGTCCACGAGCTGGCGGATGGTCGACGCCTTGATCTGCATGATCTCGGCGCGGTCCTTGGCGTCCTCTCGTAGAAACGGGATAGCTGCGGTGTCGATCCACAGCCTTGCCCCTTCGGCGGGTGGGACGATGATCTCCATTGCCCCACAGAACGATTGCCACAGGTGGTGCATCGTCTTGTCGGCGACGAGACGGCGCGCCGCCGAGAAGTTGCCCTGGTTGAGCGAGCTTCCAGCCAGACCCTCAGACAGGCCGAGGATGACGGCGTGCATGCCCGAGGCATTGGCGATACGAACCTCGCCTGCGCCCTGCGTGCCCCGGAAGTCCATCTCCTTGAGGTCTTTCCCAACCACCTCGGCGGTGGTGCCGGACATGAGGTACAGGGTCTTGTAGGCGTTCGAGACACTCTGGTGGTTCTTCTCGAACGACTCCACCCAACGGTCGAACTTGTCCTCGTCGATGTCGACCGTCACGACCATGTTCGGCGTGGCGGCGTTCTCGAAGAACTTGACCTTGTGCAGCGTGGCAGCCGAATCGGCGGTGACTTCGCGGATGATCGGTGTCAGCCACGACATGCCACGGAACTGGGCCAGCGGGTCCGGAATCGGTGCCCAGTGGCACACCTGCTCGCGGAGTAGCGTCACCGGGTCGCGGTCGGAATAGCGACCGCCGGGGTAGTACACGAAGCCCAGGATCTCGGCGTCGATATCGCCGGCCTGCACATCGGGGTCGTCCTCGGAACCAAGGATGATGTCCACCCAGTCCGGTCGCAGGCGCTTGATGCGTCCGGGTCGACGGACGGCGAAGTAATTACCAGCAAGGTCGGCATCGACGATGGCCTGCGACATGAGCGCACCCGTTGTCGCTCCGGGCCACGGACGCTCGAGGATGCCAAGGGATCGGTCCCCGAACAGCTCGTCGGGCTGTCCTCGACGCATGCGCTGGAATGCGAACCGCGCCTGGCTGAAGATCGCCTGCCGCGCGGCCATCGCCGAGAACACGATGCCGTTCGACTGGTATGCGCCCGCCACCAGGCCCGAGAAACCTCGATCGATCTCCTCGACGCTGCCCGAAATTGTCTGGCTCAGGCGAGCGAAGGGTATGCCGGTGAGGTACTGGTTGATGTAGTCGTCAAGGGTGATCACCGATCGCTGCGCGACCGGAGCGTTGTGGATGCGCGAGACGAGGCCCACTTACTTGCTCCTCGGCGTCTTGCCCGCGGCGAGGCCGAGGTACATGAAACCCAAGCCGAGCACCAGCAGCGCCAGCGCCGGGTGCGCCATGAAAGCGCCGGCGGCGAGACTGAGCAGGCCCCCGAACACCAGGGCGTCAGCGGGGTCGATCTGTCGAATAGCCTTGAGGATCAGCGCCATGCGAACTTCGGCTCCCGCTTCTTGGGTACGGACATGGTCATTGCGGCCTCGTAGGCCAGGACATCGGCCACCGCGGCGTCGTTGGCCCGCCGGCCCTCGCCCTTGTCGAGTCGGTAGCGAGTGCGTCCGTCTGTCGGGTCGTCAGCCAACCGGACTTGCTTGAGGACGGCCGAGGTGACGTGATCGGTGGTCAGCGGGTCGCCGTCGTGGGTGTGGATGCCCTCGCGGATGGCGGTCAGCCAGCGGTCGACGGCCGGGACAAACTTGGTGTTCTGATTCGTGTCGAGAACAACCACGCGGGGATCGTCGTTGCCGTCCTTGCCATACTTCGCGGTCCATTCCTCGATCTCGCTCTGCCACTTCCATGGGTCGCAGAACATCCGTCCCACCGTGTAGCGGCTGAAAGCGGCGTCGAGGGCCTTATGGACCTCCTCACGGGGTACAACCCAGTCGTGAGATGCGTCTTGAGGCCGAGCCCAGATGCCGAGGACGAAGCTGTACCCGTCGGCCGTACATGCTCGGAGGGCGGTGGCGTCGCGGTTGTTGGAGCCGTCGAAGCCGATGCCGATTGGAGTGCCGGGTTCAACTTCTCGGGGGGATTTCAGGGCTTCCCACACCCTCGGATCGACCGCTCTACCCGACCCGACGGTGCGGATGTTGAAGTAGAAGCGGAGCGAGTCATCCCAGGCGGTGGCCGGGTCGCGGATCTCCTTGAGGATGCGTTGCCGGTCGATCCAGTGGGCATCCCCGTATGCCACGTCCAGGGCCTCTAGGAGCTTGTCGTCGTCCCAATCGGGGTGCGGCTCGACCTTCGGACGAATGGCGTAGTGCAGAATCCCCGAGAATCCGCGCTCTACGTCGCTCTCGGAGCGTTCAGCGACCGACTTTCCTCCGATGGTGGGGGCGTTGGTGGTCTCGATCGACCGCCCGTTCATCTTGCCGACGTTGCGCCTGAGAGTGGCGGCGAGCTT